ACCCCCAGTTAGGAGAAAGCTATGACTCAAGAAATGCAGGTACTAAAGCACATCAAGCGCTATGGCAAAATAACTAGCATGAAGGCATTTGAGAAGTACGGAATAACAAGGCTTGCAGCTAGAATTTACACTTTAAGAAATAGAGGCTATGCGATTAACACCACTACAACGAGTAATGGCAAAGCAGGATATGCCACTTACTCAATGGACTAGTTTTTTTTAAAAAAAGTGTTACCATTCACCCCTAGCTTGAGGCTAAAAGCAATCACTGGGGGTGAATGTGTTAAAGATAGAATATGTCGCAACGGACGACTTGATACCGTATATAAACAATTCACGCACTCACTCTGAGTCGCAAATAAAGCAAATCGCAGCATCTATCCGCGAATTCGGCTTTACCAATCCTATTCTCATCGATGAAGATGGCTCTGTCATAGCGGGTCATGGACGCCTTGTGGCGGCTGAACTTCTGAGCCTTGATGAAGTCCCGACTATCACGCTAGAAGGTCTTACAGAGGCGCAGCGGAAGGCTTACGTCATTGCTGACAACAAGCTCGCTCTAAATTCTGGTTGGGATGACGAATTATTGAAAATAGAGATTGAAACCCTAAAGAATCTTGATTTTGACACAGATTTACTTGGTTGGGACATTCTTCCACAGATAACAGAAGCACCCGATTACTCAATGCTTGACGATGAAGATGTTTCTGAAGTCATGGGTGAGATGACAGATAACGTAAAAAAAGCAATACAGATAGAATTTGAGCTTTCAGACTACGAAGAAGCCTCTGAAATTGTCAAGTTCTGGAGAAACAGCGGTGCTTATGTTGGTGGAATAATACTCACTTTCTTGAAATCTGAAAAAAATAAACTATGAAAACTTATATAACCGTTGGTGGGCAAGGCACCAGAATGAAGTCGTTAAGNCCTTCAGAGAAGCATCAGCTATATTATGGTGATAAGAAAATTCTTGAGCATCTTTTTGATATATTTCCGAACGCAATATTAGTCGGAGATAAGAAAACAAAGAGCAGGAAAGAAACGCTCAAAGAGTTGCAGGGAGAAGAAGATTGCTTAATAGTGGATTGTGACGTCATTCCTTACGGTTGCCAGCAAGAGCCTTTCAACAAAGACACAATTTACGCATTCAATTCAGAAAAAAATAAATATTGCTCATTACTTGAAAGCAATGGGCTTCTTTCAAATGCTTTTGAAAATGAAAGCATAACGAATATAAAGGCGAGTGGCGTGTATTTCGTCAAGTCTATCGACCTATTACTTGAAAGGATGGTAGATGAGAACAGTTTAGCCTCAGGAATGATTTCTGCAGACATTAAGAAAGAAGACACTTTTATAAGGGTTGGCGATGTAGAAGATTATTATGAGGCTTTAGGATTATGATTGTAATTGTTGATTTTGACGGAACACTTGCGCTTGGGTTGACCGAGGTCATAAAAGAACGCACTCCGAATTTGCCTCTTATTCAAAGACTTCAAAAAATGAAGATTGAAACAAATCCGATAATTAAAGTAGTCACAGCGAGAGGCGCGAGAGGAGGGTTATCTAATGAAGAAAAAATCGAACGCTATAAGGAAGATATTGAAGGTTGGCTAAAAAAATACAATGTTCCTTTTGATGCGCTGTCTTTCAACAAAGAATATGGCTCGCTATACATAGATGATTTATCTATAAGACAGCATGAAGATTTTAATTCTATTGAAACGGAATTTGTAAAAAATAAACTTATTTTCACTAAAGACATGGTAATCAAGCACACGCCAAGCTCAGAAAACGAAGCTGTTTGGTATGGTTACGCTAAAAAGCGTTTTTTGACTCCAGAAATATATTCTTACAATCCTGACATGATAGTTATGGAAAAGATAAGCAACCATAGAAAACCAACAGCAAACGAAATAATCGAAATACTAGAATGCTTTGAGGTTTTAGAAATTCCCAACTATCCTTTTGAAACATATAGAAAAAGAGTTTCTTCACAAAATATCGGAAGCGATAAGGCAAAAAAAATAATATCAAATTTGCCAGAGCATAAAGGAACTTTTTTTCATGGTGACCTATCAACAACAAACGTGCTCGTTAATCAGTATGAAGGCATATTCTTGATAGACCCCAATTATAAAGGGGTTTTTGGAAGTTATTTGACTGATGCGGGTAAAGCCTATTTCAGCTTTATCGCTTATGAGCGCGATTATAATGAAGCAAAAAAAATATCTGATAAATACGGTTCAGATGTCATAAAGTTTGCTGTTGCAGAAGGCATGAGAGTTTGCCGCAACAGAAAAGAATACATTTCAATAGTCAATAACATTGCAGATTTACTGTGAAGATAGCAATCCCAACTCACCGCAGGTCTGATGTAATTAATAAACTGACGCTCAGCTTGCTTGAAAAATTTGATAAAAAAGATATTTACTTATTTATTAGCGATAAAAAAGATTTCAATTTGTACGAAAGCGCATGTAAAGGATACAACCTCATTCTATGCGATACGCAGACAGCGACAGAGAAATTCAATTATATACAGGGATACTTTTCAGGTGATGATTATATCTTTGTTATAGAAGATGATGTAAAGAAAATACAGTCATTACTAACAAATGATTTAACAAAGCTGTTTAAGTTTATAGAGCAGTATTGTAGAAACAAAGGCATAAATGCTTTTGGGGTTTATCCAAGCTCGAATAAATTCTTTATGAGTAAAACAATAGATACAGGGCTTACTTACATAGTCGCTAATTTATTTGGCTTCAAAGCTAATAATGACGATAGGCTGATGTGCCATTTACGAACAAAGACAGATTACGAAAGAAGCATTAGATACTATAACGCCATAGGAGACATTGCGAGATTCAACTTTATATCCTGCCTAACAAACAACTATACAAACAAAGGAGGAATGCAAGAGGAAGGTGGGAGAGCACTTTTAGAAAGAGAGGCTTCTTTAATGCTTTGCAAGATGTACCCAGATATATTCAGTCTTAACAATAAAAGAAAATCAAAATATACAGAAATAAAAATGCGTAAGCATGTAAAGAAGGAATCATTGTGAAACGACTTGAATTAAAGAAGGTTGCCTCAGAAATAAGAATTGGTGACAGGACTCCGATTCTTGAGCCTAATATTTTTGAAGATTGCATATTATGTGAGAACGGAGAAGAAATAGGGTTCTACATAAAAGACTTGCGAGAATATTCTGATAAGCTAACAAATCTGATGAAAATTGCAGACTTAGAGTTTCGAAGTGCGCGAGTTCCAAAGCAACTCCTTGAGCGTTCTGATGTTTTTCAAGCAGTTTATAGAGATGGAAAAACTAGAAAGCAAGCGAAGGCAGAGCAAACAGTTCAGTACAGCACAATCATAGGAAGCATACCGCCAAAACCGCATATGCGGAGACCTTATGCTTCTTACTCTTCTGCGCATAATGTAGAGACTGCGAAGCCCTTCATAAAATCTATGATTCTTGCAGCAAGCGAAGTTGGCAAAATAATAAATGAGGTTGTTCCATCTTTATATGCAAAACAACTTGAAAATGTATCTCGTATTCCTAAAAAATGGTTGTTCAGTGACATCTATACAAGCTCTATAAGCAATTTCAATATTAGCGCCCCGTATCACCAAGACCACGGTAATGTTGTTGGTTCAATGAACACAATCATAACAAAGCGACAGAACTCTAGTGGCGGCTGTCTCCATGTCCCAGATTATGATGCTGTTTTTGAGCAGCCAGATAACAGTATGCTTGTCTACCCAGCTTGGCGAAACTGTCACGGAGTAACCCCTATAGTCCAGACCCACAGCGGCGGGTATCGAAACAGCTTAATTTTTTATGCGCTAAAGGCATTTTTAGAGAAATGATATTATGAAAAAAGGTAATCAAGGAGATGGTGGCGGCAGACCCGCTACAGAATTCGACCAAGACCAAATTAACTTGGTAGAAAAACTCGCGTCTGTATTAACAAAAGCGCAGCTATCTGATTATTTAGGCATATCGGAGACTACATTTCGTGCTGTAGAAGAGCGTCAGCCTGAGGTTTCTGATGCCTATAAAAAAGGCAGGGGCAGGGCTATAGCGAGCGTAGCTAGTAATCTTGTTAACCAAGCGCAGAATGGCAACACAACTGCGGCTATCTTTTATCTTAAAACCCAAGCAGGGTGGAAAGAGCAAGACACAACAAACATAACTGCTGAATCAATTAATAAAATACAGATTATCCGTGCAACTAAGCCTGACTAGCCCACAAGAGGAATTCGTTTGTGCCGAATCAAAATACCCTGCGCTAGTCGGTGGGCTTGGTAGCGGGAAGACAGTAGCGGGAATATCTAGGCTTATCTGCCTAATGGTTCAAGACCCTAATATCAACGGCGCGTATTATATGCCGACCTACGACTTGCTTAGGTTACGCGCATTGTCTGGCATAGAAGAAGAATTACAAAAAATAGGGCTACCGTTTAAAACTAATCGCTCTGAGTACACTGTTGATATTCACGGCTTTGGCATGATTATCCTGCGTAGCTATGACCGACCTGAGCGAATCGTTGCCTATGAAGTAGCGCATAGCATCGTGGACGAGTTAGATACCCTGCCGAAAGATAAAGCTGCGCTAGTATGGCGAAAGATAAGTGAACGCAATCGGCAAAAGTGCAAGCATCCTGCGGGTAATACAATCGGCTGCGTAACTACACCAGACCAAGGCTACAGCGGGTTCGTATATCAAAAGTGGGTTAAGTCATTGCAAGATGGCTACGAGGTTATTAATTCTCCTACAGCATCTAATCCTTTTTTGCCTGACGGTTATATCCAACAGATTAGGGATAACTACGACCCAGTGTTAGCTGACCTATTCCTTAAGGGCGAGTTCGTAAGTCTATCTGCTAATAAGGTTTACCACTTCTTCGCCAGGGAAAAACATCACACAGACCG